CTTTACCTGTTACTCTATTTAAACTAACTCCATCAGGTAACATTTCTGAAGGCTCAGTTGATACAGGTCTAGTTAAATAATCTTTTGATGCAGGAAGCACGGTATCTACTTGCCCTGGTTTTACAACACCAGTGCCAAGACTTTTTATAATACCGTCTTCTTCAGGAACAGCTACAGAAGGTAAATCTTCTGATCCTTTTATAGTTTGTATTTCTGTAGGTAAGTTTGCATATTCTTCTCTAGCTACATCTCCTGGTGATTCTTTTTTTACAAACGGAGTTGATGTATCTGGTCCTGCAAATGCTGCTCCGTCTTTATATCCCATTATACCTGTTTTTCTGTTCATCATTTTAGTTACCTATTCCTATTTCATTCATAAAAGTATTAGTATCCTCGTAGTTTTGTATTTCTTTAGGAGTAAACGTAGACATACCTTTTTCTTTATCATATACGTTGTTAGTTAAAGATCCATTAACTCCTGCTCTATTTAATAATACAGATTGCATAGGAGTAGGAAAACTTTCTGTTCTATTGTATGCTCTAGAACTTATTTGCAATACATTTAAAGCTCCTACAGAATTAGCTAACTCAGGGTTAGTAGAAATCATTTCCCATGTTATGTTTTTGTCTAATGTACCATTATCATGTAAAGTTTCTACTGTACCTTTTTGAATACCAAACATACCTGTAGTATTAGAATTACCATGATCTATGACACCATTTTTATCTTTTTTTGCATTGCCTAAAGAAGATTCAAATTGAGATACAGATACTAAACTATTAAACATATCGTTTCTTTTTGCTCTTAATTCTTCCATAGATATTTCACCACTTGTAACAGAATACATTTTTGACGCCATTCCCCCGTCTTTTAAAAAATCAGAAACAGTGTTTGCAAGTATTCGTAAATCAACAGTAGGAACACCTCTTTGTGATAAATTTTCATTAATAGAATTAATTGTATCATCATAATTAAAATCAGTTTTAAAAGGGTCTGCTATAGAACCACCATCTTGTAGTTTAGGAACTTGTGTCTTTTCTAAATCTAAATTTTTTGATTTTTTATATATTTTTCCCTGCCCATCTTCAAACTGATAATCGTGTGTTGTTCCTTCTTTAAACGGGTAGTTAGATGCTTCTTCTTCACTGGCTATTACTATGTTACTTACTGCTTCGTTTTTTAATCCTGCTTCCCACTCTTTTTGAAAATTTTCTAACTCTCCTCTTAAAGAACCATACGGTAAATTATCTTTATCATAACCTGTTTCAACAGGATATAAAAAACCCATTATCTTTTCATCAAACCCAGAAGTCCGCATCCATGATTCAAAATCTCTTGTCTCTCCTTCATTTTCGGTAACGTGTTTATAAGATTCTTCTAACCAACGCATAAACTCAGGAGATTTAGCTGCTGTTTCACGCAACTTATTATATTTCTCAGGGTAGCTGTGTTTTAAATCATGAATAGCTTCCATAGCAATAATGTCATTATCTTTATCTGCTATAACGCCACCTTCATTTAGTTTTGCTATAGGTTTTTTTAATCCCTGTTTAGCAAATTGCATGCCTAAAGTATAAGCCTGTTCTATTATTTCATTTTCAGTTTTTGGTACAGTAGCCTTACGTTTTAAAGAATTATATATTAGTTTAACATTAGCACTCATATTAGACAGGAGCACCTTCAGGCATATTAGGACCTAACAATCCTTCAGGAGCATTATCTTGTGGGCTTACTAATTGACCTTCTTTGTCCATTTCGTCAAGACCATTTAAAGCAGCTTTTCTCATTTTTTCATACTGAGCTAAACCATGATACCTAACTACATTAGCAGGTACTACTAGTTCTCCTTCAGATAATAATACTAATTGATCATCTGCTACTTCTTCTGCTGTAGCTCCTGGTGGTGCTACTTCTATTCCTAAACTTTTTGCTTCTTCCGCCATTTCAGGTGATACAGATTCTTCTGAAGATGTTGGTGGTGGTGGCATGCCCCCCATAGGTAATGCTACATTGCCTTCCGCAGCTTTACGTATATATGCTCCACCTGTTCTTACTGCTGCCATTGGTATATTTCTTGGTGTTTTATTTATCACGTTATTTCCTCCTTGTGATGATGCTAGACTTAAATTATTATCTTTTGTACTACCTAAGTTCATTACAGATTCTAATTTATCTATATCTGCATTTTCTGCAGAAGCTCCTAGACCTGTTAAATTTTGGTCTGGAAAATTTTTAGAAGGTACAATACCTTGACCTCCTTCAAAAGCTTTTGTCATATTATTGTTGTTTACTTTTACCATTTATTTCTCCTTAGCTGATTGATTAGCTTCTTCTCTAATGGTCATAAATCGTTGAAGCTCTTGTATACAGCCCTGTAAATAATTTATTTTACGATGGTCTGTCTCTCTTATTAAATTTAATACGTGTGCATCTATTCTATCTTGAGCATACTTATGTAATGCATCAATATGTTTAGGATCGTTTACACAAGGTAATAGTTTTCTAGCTGTTTCTCTTATCATTGTATACCTTCATTTGAACCTGGTAAAGGTGCTGAAAATCCAGGCATGTCTGGCTCAGGAGCAGCTCCAGGTGCTACATTACCATTGCCTGTTCCTGCAGGACTAGCTGCAGAAGCTGTTCCTCCTCCAGGCATTGAAGGCGGTGGTGTAGTATTTCCTGGTTGAGAAGGCATCATTCCTGCCGCTTTTAATATCTCAGCTTGTCTAACAGCCTCTCTTTCATCGTTAACAAATTTCTCTGAATCAAGATCAAAAGAGTGTGCTATCTCTCTTAGTATTACAGGGAATTTTATAAAAGGTGCTAAAGTAGGATTAGAACCAATTTGCATAAGTTGTAACAGTCTTTGACTTCTTACTTCATTACGCATAAGACTTTCTGTGCCTCTAGCTTTTACTTCTATATCTCCTTTAATATCAGGATTAAAATTAAACTGTTGGTTAAAAGCATAGAAAGATTCTCCTAAAGGTTGTAATAAATAATCATCTATATTTTTAATAACAGTTTTAATAGATAGTTGGGCAGCACCCATTAACATAGATATGCCTGATGCTGTTCTACCTACACCTGTAACTCCTGTTTGACCATGTGAGAAAGAAGGTATGCCTGTTGCTTCATCTGACAACACTCTAGCCTTATCAAACATTTGCATGTTTTGATTAGAAACATTAGGATAGCTAGTAGCAAATAAAGACTGACCAGGTGCTCCTCCTTGTCTTCTAAATATTTTGCCAGGGTATAACTCTAGGTCTTGCCCTGGCACTAGATTAGTTTCATCAATCTCAAATATAAGATTTCCTGATAAGACAGCATTGTCTACTGCCATACGCATAAAACCGTTCATTAGTTGTTGTGTGTCTGCCATATTTTCTGCTAGACCTACACCATAAAAACTATAAGGGTTTAGCTCAAAAGGAGCAGCGAAATAAGGAATCCTATTAGGAATGAAAGGATTGATTGCCACTCTAAGAACTTTTCCATTTCCAACCCAAACGTTAACTTGAACGGTATCAGATTCTTTAAGGTCGTCAGGAATGGCGAGACCTGCATCTTCTGCAATATCTGTGCCAACATTTCCCCAATACTCGTAAACTTCAAACCTATCCACGCTATAATTTTTTGTATCTTCATCTTCAACTTGTGTCTCCCACCATTTGCGGACATAATTAGTGCCCATTTCTATACATTCATCAATGGCATCGCCATCAAAGAAAGGTCGTTTTTTTAATCCTTTTATATCTGACATAGATAGCTTGTGTCTTTGAACTACATATTCAGCTTGTTCCATATTCTTAGCATCTGGATCAGGATAAAAATTCCAGACAGAAACAAAATCTAATTTAGGTACAGTAGTAATTATAGGAGAGTATTGTACATTTCCTTCTTCATCTTCTTCCCAATTAGGAGATTCTTTGTCTACTGCAAATGGTCCTTTAAGAACCCCTGTACCAAATAATGACATTTCAAAAGCTGCAGAACGTAAATGTTTAGATGCAGAAGATTCTTCTAACTGATCTAAAATTGTTTTTTCCATTTTTTTAGCAGCTTCATCAGCAGGATGATAAGTAATAGATGTAGGTGTTAGCCCTGGACCATCTTGTAAATCAGGAAAAGATTGTTGTAGCCTTTCTTTAAGAACACTATTAGTAGCTCCTGCAGGTAGATCATTACCATCTCCAGGAAAACCATAAGGAGACATAACATCTTCTTTAGGTGCTAACGGATCAAAATTAACTGCTTCTTCTACGCCTTTAGGCATTCTAGTAGAGTTTATACCTAAAGGAAATTTTTGACCTGCAAACAATACATCAGTTATTTGACCATACGCAGCCATAACTTTTGTTTTAGTAACTTTAATAAATACTTGACTTTTTTCTGTATCAGTAAATTGATTATCATTACCGTAGATACCTCTGTAATTTCTATAAGATTCTATCCATCTTTTTTCTTGATCGTATCTCGCATTTTCTGATTTTTTAAATGCAGACACAACATAAGATGAAAGTAAAGATCCTTCTTCATCTACCATTAGTTCGTCTATATCTACTTCTACTTCTTCATCTGCCATATTATATTCCTTTAATAACCAAATGACTCATCAAATGGTTGCCATTTTTTTACTTGCTGACTTGCATCAAAATCAAATAAAGACCTCGGCACTGGTCTAGACATTACACCATAACGCAATGCGTCATAGCCATGATCATAATCTATTTTAGTATTGATGTCCTCTGGATTATTTTTATCTAAAGGTAACTGAGGTATTTCTGCTATTAACTGTGTGCAGTTGTTAAAAAATTCTATACCTGCCTCATTCATGTCTTCATCAACTCTTAATAGTCTATGTATTTCATTCTTACCTGCTATACGACTTCCTTTTGTTCTATCGGAAGGTCGCCATCTACATCCTCTAAAAATCATTGCTTCTGCTATACTAGGTCCTGTTTGCCCTCTTTGATGCCAACAAGAAGAATCTAATATACCGTATGCTATCTTATCGTCTGCTTCGTGTTCTATTCTTAATATAATATCTGCAAGTTCTTCAGCAGTTTTTTTACGAACGTACAATTCTCTGTATACAATAATGTGACCATCTGGTCTAGCAGCCATCCAAAGAACGACAGACCAAGAACTATAACCATAATCACAAGATCTAAATCTTCTCCAAGAAGAAGGTATGTTATAGGGTTCAACAACATGTATATCTCTATTAAACTCACCAAACGCTGCTCCTTCTGCTATATCCCAAGATCCTTCTAGAAGTTGTTTACGTTGAACTTCTGGTAAGGATAAAAGGTTAGCTTCATATTCACCCGACTCAGATAAAAATGGATTATCTGTTAATTTAGCAGGTATAAACTTTCTTTTAAATAAAGACTCTCCTGCTTTTTCATGCCCTTCTGGATATTTAAGAATATTACCTGATTCAATATCCGTAGCATCAAAAGCTTTGTTATACGGAGAAGGATTAATAAACATCTTCTTAACCCATATATGACCTGGTCCACCAGGATTGCTTGTAGCTCTCATATGTATAGGCAATGAAGGATCAGTTGTTCTAAGCCTTGACCTTAAATAGTCCCAAGCGTAAGGAGTGGGATACTGAGTTAACTCATCTACACCTATCCAAGTAAACGCTTGTCCTTGGTATCTTAACACATCTTTATCTTGTTCAAGATATGTCATCCAAATTCTTGCACCTGAAGGGAATGTCCATAAAGATTTTTTCTCACTCCAGTGAGCCCCTTTAAATGCTTGAGGGTACAATGTCTGACTTTTTTGTACCAACTCTCTTAATTCATCATTTGTTCTACGAATAATTAAAGCAGAGTGATTACCATTACCACAATACCTTAATACATCTGCT